ATTGTAGTCGCATTCTATTATGTTGAAAATAGACGCTAATGATGGAGGCGTAATTCCTCCCCCGATTGTTGCACCTATCAGTGCGGAACAATCTGGGTTTGTAAGACAGTGCGTAGAAGTGATTCTAACACTGTGCCGAGTCTTTGGTTTTGACTCGAACGGATACTCCCCGAAGGGCACGATGGACCATTGGGTTCATTGCGCTTCGGTTTGGGGTGACCCTCTGAAGTTTGTTAAATGGAAAATCTCTGCATATTATTCCTTTCACAAAAATCAGACCATACCTTCTTGCCCATTAGGTATGGATGATCATCCTGGCGTATTGCTTGGGGGTCGTGGTTACAAATTCTTGAATATTATGAAAAGAACTGATAAATGCCTTTTTGAGTCATTTATTACGTCAGTTCTTTATTCAAAGAAAGGTATGCCACGTCCAAGTAAAGCTTATATACGCAAGAGTGAGGAAGCTGCTTTTGAAAAGTTAACAAAAGCAGTTCCGTTCCAAAACTCTAAATGTCTCCTTCAATCGGATAAGGTCAAGAATGTTTGCAAGCTCGTTGAGTTTGAGCTGTCTGAGAAGACGGTTCGATATCAAATCGAGCGTACAGTTCTTGAATTATTCGAAGATGTCACCTATACAGCCATGGAAAGAATTGAACCTTTCTTTCCCTCCACCTCAGCTAACTATATTAATAGTAGAGCTATGATGGGGGCAGTGGGGGCTATAGTTGAAGATCCGGATCTCATCGGAGATCTGTTGATAAAGGACGAAGAGAGTCTTGTCGACCTGAAGATAATCAGGACCCGCCATTCAGAGATGGTGGGGTGTGAGTCTGCGAAGTTACGTATGTACTTCTCTAGACTGTATGATAATATCGTTAAAAAAGTTGCAAAAGAAGAAGCGATAGCGATTCCGCTTGGGTTGCCAGAAGCACTTAAAGTTCGAGTGATCTCTAAAGGACCACCGTTACTTTATACTATGCTTAAACCTCTTCAAAAGAAACTTTGGAAAACCTTAAAAGTTCACCCTTGTTTTAAATTTATAGGAACACCAGATAATAGTGTTCATATTCAAGATAGAATGGGTGCTAATTTAAAGGAAACACATAAGTTTCTTTCTGTAGATTATACAGATGCAACTAACGAAATGATGAGTTTTTGCTCTAATCAAGCTGTCAAATCAATTTGCGAGATTTTGGATCTCCCAAAATATGAAAGTGATGCTTTTTTAAAGGCCTTAACTGGTCATACAATCGAATATGAGGGCGTTCAGCGCCCGCAGACGATGGGTCAACTTATGGGTTCAATCGTATCTTTCCCCATTCTTTGTATAGTTAATGCTGCAATATGTAGATGGGCCCTTGAGATTAGTGATAATCACAAGTGGCTTCTACGAGATTGCCCACTTACAATAAATGGTGATGATGCGGTGATGAAAATTAACAGCTATGGAGTGAGTGTTTGGGAGCAGATTGGTGCCTTCTGCGGTCTCAGCCCCTCTATCGGGAAAGTTTACTATTCCGATAATTTTCTCAATATTAATTCTCACTCTTATACTTTTCACCCCCTTGGGTATGTTGGAATATCTAACACGATCAAGGGTCGAAGAGTGAATAGAGTTATTAATTTTGAAAAAATCGACCACGTGAATCTCGGTATTCTCTTTAATCAAAAGAGATCCGGAGGCTCAGGTAGTGTGGTTGATAGCGGCGAAAAATCATTAGGTTCGCGAGCCTGTGAACTGGTGGAGGGTTCTCCTTATTGTTTAAGAGAGCGCGTTTTATGCCAGTTCCTCCATATTAATGGAGATAAGTTGAAGGTGGCCAGATTTCCTTGGTTTATTCCGGAATATCTTGGTGGCCTGGGTCTCCCATGCATAGGAAAGTACCAACCGTCAAATCATGATCTACGTTTAGCTAGAATGATTTACGACCACGATGAATTCCGTTTACCTAGTAAACCCAAGAATAATTCGTGGATTGTTTGGTCGTATGCAAAAGAGAAGATGAAGATACTTCCTAAACACGGTTTTGTGGCAGCAGCGGCCTTCCAAAGTTCTATGACAGAAGATGTCATAACTGAGGCTCAACTTGCTTCACTTTACTGTGTGGAAGCCCTTTTTCATGGTAAAACTGATCTACTCTATAAAGCTATAGATGAAGATAAGCATTGCATGAAAAAGTGGATTAGACAGATACAGTCTGTGTGGAAACGCGCGATGTTGTCTAAGATTCCTTATCCCGAACCCTTTAACCCTACACATTATCCTGTTGTGTATTCTGTCTCGGATATCCCATATATCCATGAGATGAAGAGCACAAATCTCACTACGCCTTGTATGTAGTGGTACTTCGAACAAGCCAGATACTTTACCTGGTATTGCTCTGTCATAATCTATAATTCTTTAGGAATTTAACTCTTATTAACACTTTTTAAACTGCTTCTGACCAAAAGTCGAGGCTTCAGGTTTAAATTGAAAGCGAAATAGAGAGTTTTATAAATTATGAGTGAGTGGTACAGATTGGAAGGAGCCCTATTTGGAACGCCTTGTTACTTGGTCCCCGCCTACCTCTACAAGAAATCTTACATTCCTTGGAGTTGCGACGGTCTTTAGTCGTGACTTGTTAGTCAAC